CTGTATCCGGCGTTAATTGTTAACTGGTTAACGTCACCTGGAGGCACCAGGCACCGCATCACAAAATTCATTGTTGAGGACGCGATAATGGAAACGTTATTACCAAACGTTAATACGTCTGAAGGTTGTTTTGAAATTGGTGTCAGAATCAGTAACCCTGCATTTACTGAAGATGCCATTAATAAGAGAAAACACGAACGGGAGCTATTAAATAAAATATGCATTCTTTCAATGCTGGCACGTTTACGCCCGATGCAAAAAGGATGCTGGCAATGAATACAGCAATTGCTCTCACTCTGACAGTTTTTCTTAATACGGGCGAGCCTGTTGACCTGGTTATTGACATTTACGGTTCAATGAAAGAATGCATGGCTGCCGCAGCGGAACAGAAAATTCCCGGCAACTGTTATCCGGTTGATAAAGTTATTCGCATGGACAATAACGAAATCCCGGCAGGACTTAAAGCAGCACCGTAATTAATATCCGGTTTTATTTTTAGATGCCAGCAATGGCAGGGATTTGTTCACCCTTAAATCTGTAATGAGGTTAAAACAAAATGAGTAAAGTCTTTATTTGCGCCGCCATTCCGGACGAACAGGCAATAAAGGAAGAAGGTGCAGTCGCTGTAGCCACTGCCATTGAAGCCGGCGACGAACACCGCGCCCGTGCCAAATTTACCTGGCAATTCCTGGAGCAATATCCGACTGCTCAGGACTGCGCTTATAAATTTCTTGTTTGCGAGGATAAACCCGGCATGCCCCGCCCTGCCATCGACTCCTGGGATACCGAATATATGCTGGAAAACCGCTGGGATGAGGAAGGCGCTTCCTTTGTTCCGGTCGAACCAGAATCCGATCCGATGAACGTCAATTTTGACAAGCTGTCCCTTGAAGTACAGAACGCGGTCCTGGTTAAGTTCGGTACATGTGAAAACATCACCGTTGATATGGTGATTAGTGCTCAGGAATTACTGCAGGAGGACATGACAACATTCAACGGGCATATCGTTGAGGCATTGATGAAAATGCCTGAAGTTAACGTCATGTATTCAGAGCTTAAGCTGCTCGCCATCAGGTGGGTTAAACATAAATGTAAGCCGGGTGCAAAATGGCCTGAGATCCAGACAGAATTACGCACCTGGAAAAAACGTCGCGAAGCCGAACGCAAAGAAACCGGGAAATACACGTCTGTTGTTGATCTTGCCCGCGCCAGAGTCAACCGGCAGAACACTGAAAACTCAGTAGCGAAAATCCCCCCAGCCACTGCCACCATTCGTCGCGAATACAAGCAGACATGGAAAACACTGGATGATGAACTGGCCTACGCTCTGTGGCCTGGTGACATTGATGCCGGAAACATTGACGGCAGCATCCATCGCTGGGCAAAAAATGAAGTTATCGACAACGACCGCGAAGACTGGAAGCGTATCTCGGCATCAATGCGCAAACAGCCTGATGCCCTTCGCTACGACCGCCAGACTATTTTTGGCCTTGTCCGTGAACGTCCGATCGACATTCACAAAGACCCTGTGGCACTGAACAAATACATTACTGAATACCTGACTACAAAGGGCGTGTTTGAAGATGAAGGAACAAATCAGAGCGCAACTGATACTCTCTCGTCGCCAGTACCAGAAACTGATGCAGTGGAAACGGCAATTCCGGACAACGAAAAAACCGAATGCAAAGTGGAAGTCGAACCATCTGTAGAGCGTGAGGGGCCGTTCTACTTCCTCTTCACAGATAAGGATGGCGAAAAATATGGTCGTGCAAACAAACTTTCTGGTCTGGATAAGGCGCTGGCTGCCGGGGCTACTGAAATCACGAAAGAAGAATATTTCGCCCGCAAAAACGGTACATACTCAGGTTCACAACAAAATACTGGTGCATCTGACACGACCGCACAACCAGAGCCGGTAAAAGTTACCGCTGACGAAGTAAACAAAATTATGCAGGCAGCCAATATCAGCCAGCCTGACGCCGATAAGTTGCTTGCTGCCTCTCGCGGAGAATTTGTTGCAGGGATTAGCGACCCGAATGATCCGAAATGGGTGAAGGGGATTGAAACCCGCGATTCTGTAAACCAGAACCAGCAAGAATCGGAACAGAACGACCAGAAAGCGGAACAAAACAGCCAAAATGCGTTACAAAACGAGCCAGAAACGAAACAACCTGAGCCAGTAGCGCAACAGGAACCGGAAAAAGTCTGCACCGCCTGCGGTCAGAGCGGTGGCGGCAACTGCCCTGATTGTGGCGCGGTTATGGGCGACGCAACATACCAGGAAACATTCGATGAAGAGAATCAGGTTGAAGTTCAGGAAAATGATCCAGAGGAAATGGAAGGCGCTGAACATCAACACAAGGAGAATGCTGGCAGCGCTCAGGACCACGCCAGCGATAATGAAACTGGTGAGGCGACAGATCACTCAGTTAAGGTGAACGGTCATCATGAAAGCACATCCACCAGCGGGACGTGTGACCATCTAATGATCGACCTTGAAACCATGGGAAAAAATCCAGATGCCCCGATTATCTCAATAGGTGCAATATTTTTCGATCCGCAAACCGGAGATATGGGGCCGGAATTTAGCAAGACCATCGATCTGGAAACTACTGGCGGAGTCATTGATCGTGACACCATAAAATGGTGGCTCAAGCAATCACGCGAGGCGCAATCTGCCCTTCTGACCGATGAAATTCCGTTAGATGATGCACTACTGCAATTGCGGGAATTTATCGACGAAAACTCCGGTGAATTTTTTGTCCAGGTCTGGGGGAATGGAGCCAACTTCGACAACGTGATTTTACGCCGTTCATACGAACGACAGGGTATCCCCTGCCCGTGGCGCTACTGCAACGATCGCGATGTACGCACAATCGTTGAGCTGGGGAAAGCCATAGACTTCGATGCCATAACGGATATTCCATTCGAAGGTGAGTGCCACAATGCACTTGATGACGCTCGTTACCAGGCAAAATACGTTTCAGCTATCTGGCAAAAACTGATCCCGAATCCGGTTGATTTTTAATGTTCAACCCTGATCGCCGTCTCCGAATTATATTGGCGGCGGTCATGCTGTAAGGCACGTGACCACATGTACGAATTAACTCTATCGCCAGCAGAGATTCAAGAGATCACGAAATACGAGCGATACACAAAACAGCAACACCAGTTAAGGCTGCACGGTATCCCATTTGTAATCGGTCCTAAAAACGAACCAATAGTTCTTCGCAGGGATATTCCACACGGACTGACTACGATGCCAAAAGCACCTGAACTGGTTTCCGCTGAACCCGATTTTGAGGCGCTGAACAATGGGAAGACCAAGAAAAAACAAAAAAGATAATGCACTACCACCGCGTGTTAGATCGAATGGTTACAGTTACGTATGGAAACCCGAAGGAAGCACAAGAACTATAGGGCTCGGAAGAGTGCGGGAAACCAGCGTAGCTAAAGTCTGGCAAAATTATGAGCTGGAAAAAGCAAAACTCCACAACATAATGACCGTCGCTAAATTATGGCACATGTTTATGGACTCCCCTGCATTTACAGAACTGGCCCCCCGAACCCAAAAAGATTATCGGCAACATCAAAGGGTATTGTTGGCAGTATTCGGAAAAGTGCTTGCTGATAATGTAAAAATTGAACAGGTAAGAATTTTCATGGATAAGCGAGGACTTGAGAGCAAGACCCAGGCAAACCATGAACTGGCAAGTCTGAGCCGTGTATACGGATGGGGATATGAGCGTGGGTATGTGAAAAATAATCCATGCAAAGGAGTCAGAAAATTCACACTTAAAGCCCGTACTGTTTACATCACCGATGAACAGTATGCTGCAATATATGCGGAAGCAATTCCACAGTTACGTATTGCAATGGAGATATCCTATCTTTGTGCGGCAAGGCTCGGTGATGTACTCGAGCTGAAATGGCAGGATATTATGGATAAAGGGATTTACATTGAGCAAAACAAGACCGGCACTAAACAAATCAAGGAATGGTCTCCGCGATTACGTACGGCGATCCAGTTAGCCCGAAATGTATCTTCCGGCACATGCGAGTATGTGATCAACACAACCAAAGGCGGGAAGGTAATAGCCAAGACGCTGAACAACTGGTGGAATCAGGCTAAACGTGCAGCCGAGCAAAAAGCCGGCGTTCCGTTTGGGTGCAACTTCCATGACATAAAAGCCAAAGGGATTTCAGATTACGAAGGCAGCAGTCGCGACAAACAAATTTTCAGTGGACACAAAACAGAAAATCAGGTGTTGATTTACGATCGTAAAACCAAAATCACCCCAACACTGGATTTGCCGCTTGTGGTCAGTAAGTAGGCAATCCAGAAAATTTTCTGGCAAAAAGACTTGGTATATTAACTCTGAATAGCTCCCTAATATCTTGATTTTTCTTGGTGTTAAGTCTGATTAACTTTTCAGCTATTTTGCGTATTGCACTGATTTTTCTTTATTTTTCTTCGGTCTTGAAAACCGGCGACTCGAAAGGGTTCCAGAGTTCGAATCTCTGCGCTTCCGCCAAATAAGATAAGGGGTTAGCTAAATGCTAACCCCTTTTTCTTTTGCCTGTCGAAATTCTCAGGGCGTTATATTTGCTTAATGACCTGATAATCCGCTGTTAAACCTGTTCCAGATCAAATGCGTAAAGATGGGT